TATTGGCCGTTTGGTAACAGTGTGTTAGAAAACGTTTTCAAAGTGTTCAAACAAAAAGAATTGCTCGAAGACAGTATTATCATCTACCGGGTACAACGGGCTCCAGAGCGCAGAGTATTTAAAATTGATACTGGAAACATGCCCAGTCACATGGCCATGGCCTTTGTAGAACGTATCAAAAACGAAATTCATCAGCGACGTATTCCTACCCAAACTGGTGGCGGTGCAAACATGATGGATGCCACTTATAATCCACTGGCAATCATGGAAGATTACTTCTTTCCGCAGACTGCAGACGGCCGCGGATCTACTGTAGACGTTTTACCAGGAGGACAAAATCTTGGGGAAATTACAGATTTAAGATTCTTTACGAATAAGTTATTCCGTGGATTACGCATACCTAGCTCTTACTTGCCAACAGGTGTAGACGACGGAACACAAGCAGTTACTGACGGTAGAGTGGGTACAGCACTGATACAAGAATGGCGTTTTAACCAGTATTGCAAACGATTACAATCACTGATTGTGGATAAATTAGATGCCGAATTCAAACTGTTTATGCGATGGCGTGGTATTAACATAGACAGTCAACTGTTTGATTTGGTATTTGAAGAACCACAGAATTTTGCACAATATCGTCAAGCTGACATTGATAGTGCTAGAATTAGCACATTTACTTCGTTGGAGCAGATTCCGTACTTGAGTAAACGTTTCTTAATGAAACGTTATTTGGGATTGACTGAACAAGAAATGAGCGAAAACGAAACCATGTGGGCCGAAGAGCAAGGCGAAGTTGACATGGCCAGTGCACCAGAGCCTAGTTTACGTGCAGCAGGAGTTACTCCGGGCGGTATTAGTACAGATCTAGAAACTGCTGCTCCACCAGCCGAAGGTGCAGCAGGAGAAGAAGGGGCTGCACAAGGAGCTAGCCCATTGGGCGGTGCCCAACCTGGTGCAGCAGCCGGAGTTGCAGCAGCGCCAGCAGGTGCAGCCATGGCAGTTTAAATAGAATTGAGTAAATACAGTATGATTTTGAACGAACTTTACGAACTGCCAAAACCGGGTTATCAAACAGAAAAAGATGATAACACACCGCTTAAATTGAGTGATTTACGAAAAACTCGTTTGACTTTAGCTGACCTAAATAGAATTCGCATGGCCAACGATGTGCGTAAAGTTGAACACGAAAACAAGTTAGAAAACATTTCAAAACAGTATAAACCGCCGGCTGCAATGGCTGGACCGGTATAGTCCTTCAAAAACCTTCAAAAAACACCTATTTAACCCCGTTATCTACGCATTTTTGTAAATAAATTACAAGCCATATTATTATAAGGAGTTCCTAATGAACAAATATGAACAGCTAATTGAACACATTATCAACGATGATGAAACACGAGCTCGTGAGCTTTTTCATCAGATAGTAGTAGAAAAATCACGTGAAATTTATGAATCTTTGATGGACGAAGAATACGCCGAGGAAGATATTGGCGGAGATCAAGTCGAAGGTTTGATGGACGAAATCAGTGCAGACGAAACTAACGGTATCGGCGAAGGCGGCGACGAAGATGATCTAGAAATGGATCTAGGAGACGAAGACGGCGAGGAAGGTCTTGACGACATGATGACTGGTGATGAACCAGAAATGGGCGGCGAAGGCGATCTAGAGCAAAAAGTTATGGATCTAGAGTCTGAACTAGAAGCACTAAAAGCAGAATTTGAAGCTTTGATGGGCGACGAAGGTGGCGATGACGACATGGGCGATATGGACATGGGCGACATGGATGACATGGGCGACATGGATCGTAAAGACGACAACGAAATGTACGAAGCTGCCGATGAAGACGAAGAAATGACTGAGTCTAAGGACGAGGACGAAGAAGAAGACGAAGAAGAAGTCACTGAGTCAGTTCAGCGTAAACCACTTCCTAAAACTGCTGTTGACTTAATGCGTGAATATGTAGAAAAAATCAGCGCACCTAGTAATACAGAATTTACTCCAGTAGGAACCGGCACAGGTGGTGACAAGCCAGCTGGTAATACAAGTAATCCTGTAGCAGGCAAGAACGATATGGGCGGTAGTTCTGCTAATATCGCAAAAGGCGGTTCAGAGCAAGCTCCAGATGGTAACTCACCAAATGGCAAAGCAGGCGGTTTTCTAAAGAACGCACAGGAAATTGATGTTGCCAAGCGCAACGTAAATGTTCCAGGCGGTAACAAAGGTGCTCAAAATTGGTACAGCAACAAAGCAGGTGCCAAAAAGGGCGAAGGGCAAACAACCGATGGCTCAGTACCTGTCCAGAAGAAGAGTATTGAACCAGGTGGTAATTGATTAGGGCAATAATATGGCTTTGTACCTAAAAGAGAATCTTACATTTGATCGGGCACAGATAGAGGTCTTAACCGAAGACTCTACAACCGGTCAAGGTAAGAATCTATACATGAAAGGGATATTCATCGAGGGCGGTGTGAAAAATGCCAACCAACGTGTTTATCCCGTTTCTGAAATCGCTAAAGCCGTAAATCAGATTAATGAACAAATCAAGGGCGGACATAGTGTCCTTGGTGAAGTTGATCACCCTGATGATTTAAAGATTAATTTAGATCGTGTTTCACATATGATTGAACAGATGTGGATGGACGGTCCTTGCGGTCACGGTAAACTAAAAATTCTACCAACTCCAATGGGTAAGCTTGTTGAAGCAATGATTACCAGTGGTGTTAAGTTGGGTGTTAGTAGTCGTGGAAGCGGTGAAGTAAATGAAAGTTCAGGACATGTTAGCGGTTTTGATATTATTACTGTTGACATTGTAGCACAGCCTTCGGCTCCGCATGCATATCCTAAAGCAATCTATGAGGGCTTGATGAATATGCGTCATGGACACCGAGTGTTAGAAGTGGCTCGTGATGCCACACAAGATCAAAGAGTACAGAAGTACCTGAAAGAAGGCATAACACGCCTTATCAATGACCTTAAGTTAAAATAGGAGAGTCGTAATGACACTAGACGCATTGAAACCATTGTTAGATAGTGGAATTATTAACGAAGACACTCAACAAGCAATTACTGAAGCTTGGGAAGCAAAACTTCTCGAGGCACGTGAGCAAGTGAGATCAGAACTTCGTGAAGAATTCGCACAACGCTATCAACATGACAAACAAGTAATGGTTGAAGCTCTAGATAAAATGGTAACTGAAAGTCTACAAAGTGAACTGGAAGAGTTTGCTACAGAGAAAACAAAACTGGCAGAAGATCGTGTGAAATTTAAAACTCACATGAACGAAAATGCAGCCAAGTTTAATAATTTCATGATCGGCAAATTAGCTGAAGAAATTAAAGAACTTCGTGAAGACCGTAAACAATACGAAAACAGTATTGGCGGTTTAGAAAAGTTTGTAATTAAATCTCTAGCAGAAGAAATTCAAGAGTTTGAGCAAGACAAGCAGGCAGTGGTTGAGACAAAAGTTCGTCTAATTGCTGGTGCTAAAGAAAAACTTGCCGAACTACAAAAGAATTTCGTAGCTCGTTCAGCTGAACTAGTAAAAGAATCAATTACCAAAAAACTAGAGTCAGAAATGACTCAACTCAAAGAAGATATCCAACTTGCTCGTGAGAACATGTTTGGTCGTCAAATCTTTGAAGCCTTTGCAAGTGAATTTGCAGTAACTCATTTAAATGAGAACAAAGAAATTCGCAAGCTACAGGCTGTTGTTGCTGCAAAAGAGCAAGCACTAGCGGAAGCTAGAGAGCAAGCTGAACAAGCAGCAATGATCGTTGAATCAAAAGACAAAGAGATTAAAGTTATTAAGGAATCGACAGAACGCAAAGAAATTCTTGCTAATCTATTGAAACCTTTAAACAAGGAGAAAGCTACAATAATGAGTGATCTTCTTGAAAGTGTGCAAACTGGTAAACTACAAAGTGCATACGAAAAGTATCTACCAGCAGTACTAAACAACACAGCAAAACCTGCAGCACAGCCTAAGGCCATGTTAGCAGAAAGTCGTGTAGAAGTAACTGGTGATAAATCTGCTACACCTCAGATTGAAGAAAACATTCATAACGTTTTTGAAATCAAGCGTTTAGCAGGGCTTAAGTAAACCCTAATTAGGAGAAAAGGAAATAAAATGACACAAGCATTACTAGAAAGCCGTTGGGGCGAAACTAAAGACGCTCTGTTAGAAGGCTTAAACGGTTCCAAGAGAACCATGATGGGTGTAGTTCTTGAGAACACCCGTAAGCACTTGATGGAAACTGCAACTGCAGGTGCCACCGCTGCTTCAAACGTTGCAACACTTAACCGAGTAATTCTACCAGTTATTCGTCGTGTTATGCCAACAGTTATTGCTAACGAGATCGTTGGTGTTCAGCCAATGACCGGACCTGTCGCACAGATCCACACACTACGTGTTCGTTATGCAGACACAACTACTGATAGCGCAAGTATCTACGCTACTGGTACAACTGCTGGTGACGAAGCACTATCACCATTCAAGATTGCTGTTGCTTATTCTGGTTTGACCAATGGTGGCACTGCTACTACTGGTAAAGCAGCTTCAACAAGCACACTAGAAGGTGTAACTGGTAACAGAATCAACGTTCAAATCTTAAAGCAAGTTGTTGAAGCGAAGACACGTAAGCTAAGTGCTCGCTGGACATTTGAAGCTGCACAAGATGCACAAGCCATGCATGGTTTGGACATTGAGGCAGAAATCATGGCAGCTCTTGCACAAGAGATCACTGTTGAAATTGATCAGGAAATTCTAGGTTCGCTACGTAGCCTAGCAGCAACTGAGTTCACATTTGATCAAGCTGCTGTTTCAGGTACTGCTACATTCGTTGGTGACGAACACGCTGCACTAGCTGTTCTAATCAACCGTACAGCAAACCTAATCGCTTCACGTACACGTCGTGGTGCTGGTAACTGGGCAGTTGTAAGTCCAGCAGCTCTAACCGTACTACAGAGCGCAACAACTTCAGCATTTGCTCGTACAACTGAAGGTACATTTGAAGCACCAACCAACACCAAGTTTGTTGGTACACTAAACGGTGCAATGCGTATCTATGTTGACAGCTATGCAAGTGACACACAAGCAGTATTAGTAGGTTATAAGGGTTCGAGCGAAGCTGATGCAGCGGCGTTCTACTGCCCATATATTCCGCTAATGAGTTCTGGTGTAGTTCTTGATCCAGCAACATTCGAGCCAGTAGTTGGCTTTATGACTCGTTATGGTTATATCGAGTTAACAAACACAGCGTCATCGTTTGGTAACGCTGCTGACTACCTAGGTGAGATCGCTGTTTCGAATCTATCGTTCCAGTAATCATTCCTTTGGGATGGGAAGGTTAAAAAACCCGCTTAGGCGGGTTTTTTTATTTTGGTACACACTGGTAATTTGTACCAAGATGTTTATGAAAATCGTCCCAACATTGTTCGTAAAATAATCTATCTTCTAAGGGAATTTGGCCCATGTAGGTCATATGAATATCATCAGATCGCCAATGTATTTCCCAATATCCTTGATTGCCGTTTTGGTGCCAACGTGTAATTCTATCACCACATTCGTCTGCTCGTTTAACTAATGATTCATGCAAGTTGTATATTTGAAGATATTTTGATAAAGTTTCAGCATTGGTTGAACTTAATAACCAATCTTGCATTTGTTTATCAAAGTCGCCAGCTGGCAATGGAATAGTGTAATTTTTTTGATAGTCGGACATGATGATACCAATTTGAATAAATATTTATATTCGTATATTTTAACGAATTCTCGGAGCGACACTTCGAGTGGCCTAGAACGTCACTACCTAAGGAGAAAACAAATGTCAAACAAACTAAAAATAAGTAAAACACCTACTGGTAATACCGGAACAGGCACTACACGTACTGACCGTTTCACTGGACCAAATCAAATTACCAGTGGAAGTGTAACAGGTTATCCGGGTCATGTTGGCGGTATTTACACACAAGCAGGCCCTCAGATTCATCCACAAGTTGACACAGGAAATGGTGCAACTGACGGTAGTATTTTACGTCAAAAAGGTGCACACAAGTTTTATTGCACCGACGGAACTACAGCTAGAATTTGCAGACTAGTTAACAGTATGGTACCCGATGGCGGTGTAGTAAATGGCATCGGCCAAATTAGTATTCCAGTGTACACCGCAGTTATTAGTGGTAATATTGCAGATACTGCTGGCGCTGCAACAAGTAGTTATTTGTATTATGATGTGGCAAGTGTACAAGGCGGTGGTATTGCAGTCGGCGCAAGAGTAATGGGTGCTACACAACAAAGCATCAATGGTAATGTAACAATTACAGCTATTAATGCAACTGTTGGTGGTCGTGGCAATGTAACTATCGCATTTAGCAGCCAAGACGGAGACCCACCAAGCGGCGATATCACATTACAAGTTGGTTTCTTCGCTAGTCGCATTAGTAACCGTTGGGTTTGGAATTTCAATGATCAGAAATATCGTTATTGGAGTCAATTGCCAACAACTGCTGCAACATATGCAACAGATAAAGCAGCTGGTGTTACAGGATTTGTTCAAGTTCCTGACGCAGCATAATTTATTTGTAGCAAAATTTAAACCCGCTTCGGCGGGTTTTTTAATGGATTCCGCAAACTTTTAACCAGCATAAATACACTGAATAAGGATATTTAAGATGCCCGCGGTAAAAACACTCAATGGCGATTATACTATTACCAACAAAAACACAGCGTTAGCTAATGTTATTGTGGCCACCCATACTATGTTTGTGGACGGCAATTTGTTAGTTGGGGGCAATACCACACAAGTTACAAAAACTGAATTAAGCATTTCTGACAATACCATTACTGTAAATAAAGGTGAAATTGGTTCAGGAGTTACGCTTGGTACTGCCGGGCTTGAAGTTGATAGAGGTTCTGCAGCAAACGTGTCCATACTATGGAATGAATCAATTGATAGATGGACAATTACTACAGATGGCACTACCTTTGCTAACATCAGTACCAGTTCTGGTTCAGGTGCAACAGCACTAGTAGATGATCCTAATCCTACACTTGGCGGAAACTTAAATGTACTTGCAAGAACAATTTATAGTAGCAATGTAAATGTTATAAAATTTGAAAACAATTTAGCGGTATCAACTACTACCATTGATCCGGCCGCTATATCAAATTATAACATCATAACTGCTAAAACACCCGAGCTAGGAGGCTCTGGACTTTACACAACAAACACAACTAATTCAACTAGAGAAATACCTAGCACAAGAAAAGCTATAGTGTATTCTTTAGTGTTATAAGGATAAAACATGGCAATTCATAACACGGTACTAGTAGATTCGGGTCAAGAGGCATCTAATCTTTTTATTTGTGCTTCTTCCAACGGTGATGCAGTTACAACTATGTATTTTTGTAATACAAACACGTCACCAACCACATTTACTATGCACATAGTGCCAGCTGGATTTACTGCAAATAGTAACAACATTGTTTATTCCAACAAAGTAATTACAGCCGGTGATACCTACATCATTGATTGGGAGAAATTAGTTTTAAGTACTGGTGATTCAATCAGAGCAAATGCAAATATTGGAAACGCAATAGTAGCTACTGTTAGCACGATAGGTTTATAATAATGGGTCGTTATTTAAAAAATACACAATTACTAGGCGGTAGCTATGCTATTCAATTACCAATTGGCAGTAATAGTGTAGGACCAGACTTTCCAGTGGACGGACAATTTAGATATAACTCTAGTAACACTAGAATAGAATTTTTTATTGCCGGGTCGTGGAAACAGGTAGCTAAAATTGGTTCGGTTAACATTTCAGTTGATGAATTTACCGGCGACGCCGTACAGACTGTGTTTACTATGAGTCAGTCTGAAACTGATGCAAATGCCGTGCTTGTACAAATTGGTGGAGTATATCAACAACCCAATGTCAACTATACAGTAAATGGAACAACTAGTATCACCTTTACTAGCCCTCCACCTGCTCCGGGAATTAACCCTAACAAAATCGTTGTGGTGCATAATTTAAACAGCACTGACGCTGTATAGGATAACGAATGGCAATTGGGCGTATATCCGGACCAATGCTGTTTAACAACCTTGAACGTCAAGGTGTTGATCTAGCTTTTCAATCCAATCTACTTTATCTAGATGTTAACAATCTTAGAGTAGGAGTCCAAAACGCCTCACCTAATTATGTTCTAGACACTCCTGGAAATGTAAAACTAGCAAATATTATAATACAGGGTAGTTCTTTAAGTTCAAATACTGGTGTAATAGATTTTGGATCTACTGCAAACATAACTATCAGCGGCGGATCAGCCAACTATGTTCTTTACACAGACGGCGCCGGAAATCTAAATTGGGGCGAAATAAGCTCATTAGATTCAAGTTGGAATTCATTAAATGTATCAAGTTTTAGCACTGGCAATGCAGTTATCACCGGTGGCTATATTTCAGGCCTGTCAAACATAACTGTCACTACCGGTAATGCAGATTCTTGGTATGCTAACACAAGTCAAGTAGTAGATTTTAGTACTGGTAATGCAGTTATTACTGGTGGTTATTTTGACAACATAGCTAATTTAACCACCGCGGGCACAATAATCAGTAACGGAAATATTGTTGCCAACTCCGGTGTAAATGCAAGCAACTTTACCACAGGCGCTATAGTAGTACCCAATGGCGGCGGGGTTGGTATTACCGGGGCATTGTATGTACAAGGCCAAAGCAGCTTTGAAGGTAACATAAACGCTGGTAATATTCAGCTTAGTGGAAATATTAATGTTCCGGTTGGTGGAACATTTAGTAACACTGGTGTTTTTTATGGTAATGCTGGAGGTATAGGAGCACTATACGCAGGTACTACAGTTTATACAGGACTACCGCATACAGTGTTACAAATGACGGGCAATCTTAACACTTACGTACAAGTCAACTTTCAAAATTACAATAGTGGATCAAGTGCAAGTACAGACTTCGTATTAACTGCAGACAATGGTAACGATACCGATGGATTCATTAATTTAGGTATTAACTCTAGTACTTTTGCAGATCCGGCTTTTCCTGGATTTTACCCAAATGATGGATACTTGGTACACCATACCGCTATTCCGTCGGGCAATTTAGTCATCTTGTCGCATGATCCAGGATCTGCAATCAAGCTTCACGTGGGCGATTATGGAGATGCCAATGTCAGAGCAACTGTAACTAATTCTGGGTTAAGAGTTAATACTGCTACAGAAAGTACATCAGTAACAACCGGAGCATTAATAGTAGATGGTGGATTAGGTATTGCAGGTAATATTCATGCAGCGGCTATAAACAGTACACCGATTGGTAATACAACACCAAGTACAGGTTCATTTACTGATTTGCTTTCAGTTACTATGGTGGCCACTAATTTCAGTACTGGTAATGCTGTTATCACTGGCGGCTATGTAAATAATTTATCAAACTTAACCGCCACTACTGCAGAATTTACTAATTTAAGTACTGGTAATGCAGTAATCAGTGGCGGGTATATTTCCTCACTTACAAACGCTACAATAACCACAACCAACATAACAACAGAATACGCTCAAAATTTTAGCACAGGAAATGCTGTTATTACTGGTGGGGTATTATCTGACTTAAACCTCCAAGCAAATAATTTTAGTACAGCTAATGCCTTGGTAACTGGAGGCAACGTTACAGCAAACATTTCGGGAAATATTACTGCTACATTTGGTGATTTTGCGGGCAATGTAAATGCCAATTGGTTCGTTGGTAACGTAGAGTCTGCTAAAGCTAATTTTTCAGATTTGGTTTTTGCAAATTCTAATCTCACTGTATCAGGAAATCTAGTTGCCAGTGGTAACGTAATTACACAAAAAGTAACAAGCCCAAGCGGTAGTTTACATATTAGTGCCGGTACTGAAAATCCCAATAACGTTGTTATATTTGATAGCGTTAGTGCGTTTTTAATTCCTACCGGAGATGCAACACAAAGGCCAGGCAGTCCTGACACGGGTTATGTAAGATTTAACACGGATATTGGATCCATTGAATGGTGGACAGGATTGTCGTGGACATCAAGTAACCAAGGTGTAAACTATCAGACTATTGTTCCAGATGGAGTTTCGAATGCTTATACTCTAGATTACGAATCGTCAGATGCTGGTATTTTAGTTAGTATAAACGGTACCACGCAGCAACCAGGCACTTCTTATGCTATTTCTGGTGGCACAACAATTACATTCAGTGAAGTACCGTTAACAACAGATATCATTGAAATACGATTTTTAAGTGCCGGTCTTGTTGCAGCCAGTTATGCTGGCGGAAGTGTAACCGGCAACGTCAACATTTTGTCTAATGCTGAAAGTTCTTCAACAACAACTGGCGCTTTAACTGTTGTTGGTGGAGCCGGAATAGCAGGAAATATCAATGTTGGCGGAAACATTGGTATAAGTTCTACATCAGGAACACCTTCAAACACTGGCTCACCGGCTAGCTGGCTCAAAGTCTACGTCGGCGGCTCCGTTTATTATCTTCCACTTTACCAATAATTCTAAATTTTGGTAAATAGTTACAAACTGGAGATTTGTAATGGCCGTTACTAGAATTAAGAATAATCAAATTACTGATAACACAATTGAGTACCAAAAAATCAAAGATGGTACACTTGTTGGTGCAAAATTTAACGCAAATTTAACTCTAAATAGTAATCTAACTATTGTTGGAAATTTGGCAGTTTCTGGTAACACAACAACAATTAACAGTACAAATACCTTAGTCAATGACCCAATATTGGTGTTTAACAGTGGTTATACAGGATCTTTAGCTGGATACAGCATTGGTTTATTAGTAAATAGAAATCTTGCGTCATTATCTAATTATGGAAGCGTAAATACTGCCTGGGTCTGGGACGAAAACTCTGAAAATTTTGTTGCTATTACTACCACAGATACCGGCACCGGCATTACTAGTATCAATAACAGCGGCTGGGCAAACATCAAAGTTGGTAATATCACTGTTGTTAATAGTGCTACTTTCTCTGGCGTAACAGTAAACAGTTTTACCGCAGGTAACTTATTTGCTACAAATTTCAGTACTGGTAATGCAAGAATTACTGGTGGCTACATTGATTCGACACCAATTGGCGTAAACACAGCGACCACTGGTAACTTTACCACGGCCAATGCAACATCGTTTACCAGTTACAATGCAACCGTTAACACCATTAACAGCACCACTGGTAATATTACCACAGTAAATGCTACTGATGTTAACGCTACCACCACCACTGCTGCAACAGTTAACACTACAAATGCAAATGCTACAACACTTGTATCAACAAACTTCAGTACTGGAAACGCAAGAATAACTGGTGGATACGCTGATAATTTTCCAATTGGTGCAAACACAGCGAGTACTGGTAATTTTACTACAGCAAATGCCACTTCGTTCACTGGTTACTCAGCTACAATTAACACGGTTAACAGTACCACTGGTAACATTACCACAGTAAATGCCACTGATGTTAACGCTGGAACCACTACCACTGCCACACTGAATACTACAAACGGTAATGCAACAACCTTAGTATCCACAAACTTCAGCACTGGTAATGCTAGAATAACTGGTGGATATGCTGACAATTATCCAATTGGTGCGAATACAGCAAGCACTGGTAATTTTACTACAGCAAATGCCACTTCGTTCACTGGTTACTCAGCTACAATTAACACCGTTAACAGTACTACTGGTAATATTACCACCGTTAATGCCACTGATGTTAATGCTGGTACAACTACAACTGCCACACTGAATACCACAAACGGTAATGCAACCACATTGGTTGCAACCAATTTAAGCAGCGGCAACGCAAGAATAACCGGCGGTTATATTGATGCTACGCCAATTGGGCCAAATACAGCAAGTACAGGTAATTTTACTACAGCTAATGCGTCTGCGTTCACAGGATACACCGCTACTGTAGCAACTGTAAACAGCACCAGTGGCAACATTACCACTGTTACATCTACTACAGGAAACATAACAAACGTAAATGCAGTTGACACAACTAGCGTCAACGTAAACTCAACCAACGGTAACATTACCACTTTAACTGCAACAACTGTGAACGCGGTCACTGCAACAGCAGTTTCCGTGAATGCTACCAATGGTAACGTAACCACACTGGTAGCAACTAATTTTAGCACAGCAAATGCTAGAATTACAGGCGGATATGCTGATAATTTCCCAATTGGTGCAAATACCAAGGCAACAGGTGCGTTTACAACATTAACCTCAGACGGCGCAACAACATTTACTAGTGCAACACAAAGTGACAATCCAAGCACTGGTGCAGTGGTTGTTACTGGTGGTGTTGGTATTGGTGCTAATTTAAATGTTGCTGGTAATGTTACGGTCACTGGTAATTTAACAATCTTAGGTAACACCACGATACTCAACACAGAAACTTTAAATGTTGAAGATCTAAATGTTACAGTAGCAGCAAATGCTTCTTCGGGCGCTGCTGCCAATGGAGCAGGACTAACTGTAGCAGGAGCTAATGCTACATTCACATATTTGAATGCTGATGACAGTTGGAATCTTAATAAGAAATTAAACGCGACTACTGTAGATGCGGCACAAATTAATGTAACAAATGCAAACGTTACCAATTTAACATTTACCAATGCAGCGGTTACAACATTGTATGCTACAAACTTTGGTAGCGCCAATGCTCAAATCACCGGCGGGTCATTGAACGGCACAATCATTGGCAACACCACACCGGCAGCTGGTACATTTAACAGTTTAATATCAACTGGTAACATAGTTGCCGCTTCGGGTCAAAACGCAACAAATTATACAACTGGTGCCATTGTAGTACCGGGTGGTGGCGGTGTTGGTATTACAGGCGACTTATGGGTTCAAGGGCCAAGCACATTTGCCGGCAATATTGTAGCCGGTAATATTGTGCTAAGTGGAAATATAAATGTTCCAGTCGGCGGCACATTCAGTAACACTGGTGTATTTTTTGGTAATGCAGGTGGCATTGGTGCCTTGTATGCTGGCACAACAACTTATACCGCATTACCAACCACAGTGTTACAACTAAGTGCCAACGTTGACACATACGCACAATTAAACTTTCAAAATATTAACAGCGGAACCAAAGCATCAACTGACTTAGTACTTACTGCTGATAACGGAAATGATACAGACGGTTTTATCAACTTAGGTATAGATTCAAGCACATATAATGATCTACCAGGATTCTATCCAAACGATGGTTATTTAATTCATCACTCGGCTTTGAGCACTGGTAACATAGTTATTGTATCTCATACTGAAGGATCGGCAATCAAACTTCATGTTGGTGATTATGGCGATGCCAATGTTAAGGTCACAGTAACTAACAATGGTTTAAGAGTTAATACAGCAACAGCTAGCACATCGACCACTTCAGGAGCTTTGATAGTTGATGGTGGTGTTGGTGTAGCTGGTACTATTAATACTGCAAATTTCAAAACAGCAAATGCAGTTATTACTGGCGGTTATATTGACTCAACACCAATTGGTCCAAACACAGCAAGCACTGGTAACTTCACGACTGCCAATGCTACTGCATTTACTGGATATTCAGCTACTGTAACTACAGTCAATAGCACAACAGGTAACATTACCACAGTAAATGCTACTGACGTAAATGCTACTACTACTACCACTGCTACATTGAATACTACCAGTGGTAACGCTACAACTTTAGTTGCAACAAACTTAAGTAGCGGTAATGCAAGAATAACTGGCGGTTACATTGATGCTACTCCAATTGGTCCAAATACAGCAAGTACTGGTAACTTTACAACTGCCAATGCTACTGCATTTACAGGTTATACCGTAACTGCTGCTACCGTAAACACAACTTCAGCTAATGCAACGACTCTAACCAGTCCAACAATAAACGGTGGTGTAGCAACTATTGCAACATTAAATAATTCTACTGCAAACATAACTGGTGGTGTCATAACCACTCTAGTAGCAACCAACTTCAGTTCGGGTAATGCGCAAATCAGCGGCGGATACGCAGACGGATTTACTCTCGGAGGTAATACTGCTGCTAGTGCTAAAGTAACTACATTAGTAGCGTCAGGTAATATTGTTGCAGATTCTGGCACTGCTAGCACAAGTAACGTTACAGGTGCTTTAGTAGTGTCTGGTACCGGTGGACTAGGTGTTGGTGGTAATATTAATGTGGGATTTGGTGCCGCATTTAATACCAGCAAAACTGCCAATTATGACTTTATTGTTAAGGGCAAAACCAATGAAACATTGATCTGGGGACGAGCAGGTAGTACCTACGATCAAGTTGTTATTGGCAATAGCGCAACTACTAGTACATTAGTAGCAGGCGCCAAGTTAATTATTAATACAACCGATT